GAGGCTGGAATTATCCAGGACGCAGCCAATGCTCGTTCTGCAGACAAGTTGGCAATTATCGAATTGGCAATTGCTGCTACAGCACGACGTTTGATTGCTCTTGCTCAACAGTTTATGACTGGTGAGCAGGCTGTAAGAATTGCTGGTTCTGAAGCCAAGCAGGCTTGGCTGACATTCGACCGTGACTACATTCAGGGTGAGTTTGACTTTGAGGTAGAGGGTGGCTCTACACAGCCAGTAAACGAATCATTCCGTCGTCAGATGGCAATGCAGGTTGTGGACGCAATGGCACCCTTTGTTGGTACTGGAATCATTGACATGCCTAAACTGGCCAACTACGTTCTTCAATACGGATTCGGCATCAAGAATGCCGCATCCTTTGTCATGCAACCTGAGTTGCCAGCACAGCCAATCACCCCACAGGGTGCTCCTCCACCGATGGAAGGACCGCCACAAGGTATGCCAGAAGGCATGCCACAGGAGATGCCACCAGACATGGGTGGTGGTTTGCCACCTGAATTGGCACAATTGCCACCAGAAGTACTTGCCCAACTAATGCAACAAATGCAGGGTGGCGGAATGCCACCACAGGGTATGTAACGATAAAAACATACTAGTAGAGCAACCTTGGAGGACTCGAACGAATGAGCGATATGAATAGCAATGAAGTCAGTACGGACACAGCCCCTGAACTAGAAGGTTTGGGACAAGTTGAAGAAGTTTTAGATGTAGTTGAAAACCTCACTGAGGAGCAAATTGAATTGCTTCCCGTTGATGAGTACGGAGACAAGTATGTTTCTGTGTCCGTCGGTGGAGAAGAACTTCAAGTGCCTCTCAAAGAGGCGCTTTCTGGCTACCAACGTCAAGCGGACTATACCCGCAAGACGCAGGAACTCAGTGAGCAACGGAAACAGGTACAGTACGGTGTTGCTTTGCAGGAAGCCTTGCAGAATGACCCGAATGGTACTTTGGCGCTGCTTTCACAGCACTATGGTGTTGCACAGCAACCCTCTGAAGAAGAGGAACTGTACATGGACCCAGTGGAGAAACAGTACCGACAGTTAGACCAGCGTCTAGCGGCTTTTGAACAACAAAAGGCGATGGACCAGTTGGAAAAAACTGTTCAGTCTCTGCAAACACGATACGGCTCGGATTTTGATGCCAATGAAGTTGTAGCCAAGGCTCTCGCCATTGGCTCTTCGGATTTGGAAGCAGTTTACAAGCAAGTGGCGTTTGACAGGTTGTATGAGGACGCTTCGGCTGTTCGCCATCTTCGTGAGAAGAAGGCTCAAGAACAGACACAAGTTACTCAGGCAAAACGTCAAGCATCAGTTGTGAGTAGTGGCTCATCAGCATCTAGCGCCGATGTATCGGCTAAACCAATCACATCATTGCGAGATGCCTACGAAGCCGCAAAACGGCAACATAGCGTTTAGCATTTAACCCCAAGGAGAAAATATCATGGCCGCAAACGCCAACTTTGATGCGCTTCTGTCCACAACCCTTGCTAACTACCGTTCGCAATTGACAGACAACGTATTTACTGCCCGCCCACTCACCTACACCTTGATGGACAAGGGTCGCATTCGTATGCTTAACGGCGGTACGAAGATTGTTGAACCACTCATCTACGGTCAGAACTCAACTGTTGCTTCATACAGCGGTTACGATTCCCTTGCCTTGACCCCACAAGAGGGTATTTCGGCTGCTGAGTACGACTGGAAGCAGTACGCTGCTTCTATCGCAATCAGCGGTATCGAAGAAGCCAAGAACAACGGCGAACAAGAAATTATCAACCTTTTGGAAGCAAAGATTATGCAGGCTGAAGAGTCCATGCGTGAATCTTTCAACCAGATGTTCTTTGCTGATGGAACTGGCAACAGCGGAAAAGACTGGAACGGCCTTGGAAACTTGGTTGAGACCGGCAACACCGTTGGTGGAATCAACTCAGCAACTTCAGGCAACGAGTTCTGGCGTTCATATGAAGAGAACACCGCAACTGCTTTGACTCTTGCTCAAATGTCAACTGCATACAACAGCGTTTCGGTTGGTAATGACCACCCAGACACTTTGTTGACAACCCAGACGTTGTTTGAGAAGTACGAAGCATTGCTTCAGCCAAACCTCCGTTACACGGACACCAAGACTGCAGATGCTGGATTCCAGAACCTGTTGTTCAAGGCTGCTCCTGTAATGTACGACGTACACTGCACCGCAGGCGTGTTCTACTTCCTCAACAGCAAGTACATCACTTTGGTTGGTCACTCCAACAAGTGGTTCTCGCAGACTGAGTTCATTAAGCCAGAAGACACCGATGCTCGCTATGCGCTCATCATGTGCTACGGCAACCTGACAGTACGTAACCGTGCCAAGCAGGGCAAACTCACGGCAAAGACCGCCTAAGTTAACTAACCTAAAAGGAGAATGAAATGCCACTATTAGCAAATGACACAGACGGTGCTGTAACACGCAAGCGTCTTGAAACATGGGCAGCAAAAGAAGAGAAGGTAACTGTTGTTGCCGCTACTGATGCAGCCACCGTACAAGCAGCAGCAACGCTCGCTGGCGCCGCACAAACCGTTTACACGATGACGCCAACAGCAAGCCGTACCTTGACCACACCAACTGGTGCGGAACTTGGTGCAGCGTTCACAGACGAAGGTGTCGGTTCAAGTTACCGTTTCACCGTAGTCAACGTGGCAGCAGCAACCCACCCAATCGTGGTAACTGCTGGTGCTTCGGGTGTAACACTTGTTGGTGTAGCAGCAACCTTCTCGGTTGCAGCAGCATCATCGGCATCGTATGTTGCGGTATTCACTGCAGCAAACACGGTAAGCATTTACCGAGCATAAGTAATCTGAATTGGGGGGTGGAGGCCACACTCCACTCCCCTTTTCTTTAAGGAGAATCATGCCAGTAAAGTATCGAATTCTTGACAGCCATGCGAGTGCAACTCCAAAGGCTGGAAAAACAACTTCCACTTACCCAAAGAGTAAGTCAAGTAAATCATCCAAAAAAATGAAATCATCTAGCAAAGGAATGTACTAATGTACGGAAAATCAAAAATGTCTAGTAAATCTGCAGCAGGTGCGGGCAAGCGTGGTATTCGTGACATCGCCAAAGGCGCTGCTGCGAAGGGTCCAGGCAAAGATGGCAAGTACAAGCCAGGCGACATGTTCCGTTCTGGTCGTATTGTACAACCAAGCGTTGCACCAGGTAAGTCAAAGCCAAAGTCAAAGTCAAAGTCAACTGGTTCTTCTATGAAAGCAGTTGCCGCTGGTCGGGCAAAAGCAGCAAGTCGTGCAAAGACGAATGCAGCAGGCAGAGGCAAGAGTGCTTCGCAAGATATGAACAAGCGTCCAGTAAAGGCTCTTTACAAGAATAAGTAAAGGAATTTACCAATGGCAATGAAAAAAGCAAAACCAATGGTTGCTAAGCGTGTTGCTGACCGCAAAGCGTTTGTTGAAAAAACAGCAGGAATGGCATCAACGCCAAGGTCGAAGCAGGCTGCTCGGCAGAAGTTCTTTGTTCAAACACGAATAAAAGAACTTGAAGCAAAGGGTAAGCCTGTGGACGCAGCAAAGCGTAAAGAACTTCGTCAGAAGTTCCAGTCTGGCAACGTAAGCCGTGCAGGCTTCGGTGCCCCAAAGAAGAAGGCTGCTGGTTCAGGTACTTCAACCAGTAAGGTGACTTCAAAGGTAACACCAAAAGTTACGTCTCGTACCGATGCAAGAGGTAGCACTGGTTTTGGTAAACAGGGAATGGGTCCACAAAAGGGATACACTTACACAAAACAATCTGGTGAAATTGTTGGTTATTCATCTGGTAAGAACAATAGACCCGCTTATTCTCGTTCTCAGATTGTTAGAAATAGTGATAAGAATACAAAAAAGAAAACAAGTCCCTCTACAACCAACTACCGCCGTACTGCCTAAATTTCTTTGTAGGTAACAAATAAGGCTATTGGTATATGAAAAATGCCAAATTAGCACATTCAATGTACGGACAGCCTGTGGCTGGTATCCGACTTGCCCCGACAGCGGGTGCCAAACTGGCACCACCTTCTGCGCCCTACATCGGGCGCAATCGCTGTATAGCCAACGACGACACCTGTGAAGGTCCGAAGGCACGGGGCACTGATTTCTGTATTGGACATCTACGTTCTAAAGGCGAGGCTAAATGAGCATTACCCTTACACAACTCCGTACACAAGTTAGGAACATGGTTGACCTAGACGAAACCGACCTTCCAGACTCTATCGTTGACCAGTTCGCTCGTGAAGGCTTTCAGCGCATCTACTCACTTGAGCGCAGGTGGCCGTATCTACAGGAGACTTACACATTTAACACGGTTGCTAACCAGCGTGAATACACCGTTGCCACTATCGGCGATATTCGAGAAATCATTTCTGTTGTAGATACGAGCACCTCGGGTGCTCGGTTAACTTTGATTCCGTATGACAATGCTGAAGAGATTTGGCTTGGGAACACAGATGTTCCCAGCCGACCGTACTTCTTTTCTTTCTGGGATAAGAAGTTGCAGTTGTGGGCTAAGCCTGATGCAATTTACCCAATCACTGTTCGTGCTTATCGTAACCCTTTGTACACATGGCTTACAAATGTAGACGAAACAATTGACCTTGATGAGTGGTTTCATGCACTGCTTCCTTACTTTGTGATTGCACGGGTTTATCAGCGTCAGGAAGACTCTGATTTGTCTGCTATGTACATGCGTTCATTTGAAGAAGGTGTTGGCCTTGCTCGCCGTGACTTGATGAAAGCATCAAGTGCACAGCCGGTTATTATGTCTGCTGGTCGAGAGTATCCAACTATGCGTCGCTGGTTGCAGACGCTCGGAGCGACACTTGGACAATGAGTGCTGTATCTGTTGAACGCTACGACGACTTCACTGGTGGTCTAAACCTTCGGGCTGACCAATTCCAGTTGAAGCGCAACGAGTCACCCGACATGTTGAATGTCGAGGTTGACCCACGTGGTGGTTTGTTTACTCGTGGTGCAATCCGTGAGATAAACTCAACAGCAATTACTGGAACATGGAACCCACACAAACTGTATGCGTTTCCTGGTGCAACACCGCACTTGATGTTGGCTAACCATACAAAGGTGTACAAGTCAACTGGTGGAAACTTTACCACTCTGCAATACTCATCTGGTAATGATGTGACCGCAGCACAAACTCATGGTTCGTGCATGGCTGCATGGGGTAAGACTTTGTATCTAACAACTGGTACCGCAGGTAGTGGTGGTTATTCTTGGATTACTACAGATACATACGCTACTGCTTTGACTGCTTCTGGTTCGTCTCCCCATGCGTGGCAGACTTCACCATCTTCATCGGAACATAAGATGCCAACTGCTGAACACATTATTGTTCATGCGAATAAGATGGTTGTTGCGAACACAACAGAGGCTGGTGTGGCACATCCTAATCGTGTTCGTTGGTCACTTGAATCAATCCCAGACAACTGGGACCAAGATGATTATATTGACTTCGAGGGTGGTGGAGAAGGAATTACCGCCCTTGCTGTAGTTAGCGGTCAACTTGTTGTATTCAAACAAACAGCAATGTTTGTTGTATACGGTTATGACACAACAGACTTTCAGGTTGTTCAGTTGTCTCCACAACTTGGTGCGTTAGCACACGAACATATTGCCGTAGCGCCTAATGGTGTTTATTTCTTTTCACATCCACAGGGATTGTATTTCTATAATGGAACACAAGTAATTGATATTTTTACAAACCTAAAGTCGATGTATCCAGATGGCTACATCAACTCAACAGCAGATGACAAGATAAGTGTTTCGTATGTTAATGACCGTGTTTGGCTTTCAATGCCATTTTCTAAAATAACATCAGTTGATTATACAGCCATTTCTTTTGTGTACGACCCAACAATTAATAATGGAAGTTATGTTGCCCACAAGACTGCAGATGGTTATGGTCTAATCGGTGGAACCGATTGGACTAATGCTTCTGGTGAATCTAAACCATTTATGATTCATCCAGTCCTTCCTCGTGTTGTTGAAGTTGATGTTTACGCAGAAGAAAAAGATTTAATTGCAACCGTTGAATCAAACTTTGATTCATATTACCGAACTGGTTGGGTTGATGGTCGTTCTTATTCAATGAAGAAGATGTGGCGTAGACCAGATTTTGTTGTCAAACAAACAGACACCGCAAGACAAATAAATGTCAAAGTATTTCACAACTTTGAAGAAGCAGTTGGCAACGAAAGAAAAACATTCAATATTTCACTTGAAGCATCTGCCGGTGGAATGCTCTGGGGTGAGGGATACTGGGGTTCTGGTGAATGGGGTGTTCAGGCTGCTGGAGCACAGGTTATTCGTGGCTCTAATCTTGGTTTAGCACGTGCCGTGCAATTGTTGTTTACTGGTCCAATTGGTTTGTTCTGGGGTATTGACAGCATTGCTTACAAATTTAATACACGAAAGGTTACTGGATAATGGCTATTACTATTCCACACAGTTTTACTAACGGAACAATTGCAGAGGCTTCTGAAGTCAATGCAAACATAGATGCAATTGAAAACTATGTTAATGGTTTGTCCGATGGAACAAATATTGATTCATCTGCAATCACTGCAGCAAAACTTGCTATCAATGCTGTAACAACAACCAAGATTGCTGACGGCTCTGTTAGTGAAGCAAAGTTGGAAACAAACTTGCTTCAATCTGATTCGGTGATTATTGCAGGGCAGGTGTTTGGGTGAAAGAAGCACTTCACATTCCCGCAATCACTGCACTGTCTTCTGTGGATGCTACGGCTATCCGTCAGATTACTTTGTCGTTGGTTGAGGCAATTGAGGACATTAAGAAAGAGGTGGAGACTCTAAAGAGTCGTCCACAGAGTAGTGCGTACACAAATCAAAGGAATGATAGATAATGGCATACAACCCAAGTTTGTTTGAAGCACGTCGTCGTGGTTTGGTAGAAAACTATGGCGCTACTGGTGCTATGAATGCTTACAGTAATTTTTTGTCAAAGCGTCGTGGTAATCGTGACTTAATGGAACTTAATGAAAGTTTTGATAAACAAGCGCCAAGAGTTGTCGCTGGCTACGGCCAGCGTGGAATGCTTACTCCGAATGTTCGTTCTGGTGCATTCAATAAAGCAATGCAAGAGTTTGCTAGAAACAGAGTAAAGCAAACATCAGAACTTCAAAGAGGTTTGGATGAAAGTAATTACGGATTTGGTTTGCAAGAAAACCAACAGCGCACACAGTTCAATGCATCACTTGCCGAACTCGAAGCAGAAAAGGCAAGGCAGATAGAAGAGGATGCACAAAACATCCTTAAATACCGAGCAGGGAGTTATGCATAATGGCAACTAATTACTATCCAAGCGATAAACCAACTAAGGCACCAACTGGTTTCTCTTCTTCAAAGAGTAATCCAGTTGTTGCTGTTGCCCCAAGACCAATTGTGTACGGCAATAGTATTCAACAGAATCAAAGAAACGCAGATTTCAACGCAGCCAATATGCCATCTGTTAGTGGTAAAGATATGTCTGCTGAAGAAGATGCAGTGTCTTCAGCCAATGCGGATGAATTTCTTTCATCTTTGGGTTCTAGTCTTGCAAATTCATTTGGCAATATGGGTGTTGGTGGTGGAACTGGTAAGGCGGTTTCAGCAAGTGACAAACTTGCTCGTGACAAATACGAGCGTGAGAACGCAATAGCGATTGAGAAACTTCGTCAATTGCAAGACTATTACTCAACAGGTAAATACAATCAACCGTGGGATGAACTGTCTACTTTGTTGCAAAATCAGAACAGGGCTTCGACCGGGGCAATAGAAGGAAACTACCAAACTGGTATACAGAATATTGGTCAGGGTTACGACACAGCACAGGGCATGCTGAACACTGGTTACTCTGCACTTGATGAATACTTAAGGCAAAATCCAAACAACCCATACGCAAATTATCAGTCAAGTTTTACTCCTAGTCAAAATGCAATGCAACAATACTTGTCTGCATACGGTGTTGACCAAAGTCCAGTCAATCAACAAGTTGCCGCAGAAAACATTTCTGGGCAACTTGGTGCTGACACATTTGCTGCATTGAATGAAACGCTTTCGAGAG